GTATGTAGATACAGAACATCAGATGTCTAATAAGTATAGAGTATCAGATAGGAATATGGTTGCTGGATTTAGTATGACAATGAAAACAAGACCATTAGTTGTGTCTAAATTAGAGGAATATTTTAGAGAAAAGTCAGTAATTGTTCGTTCAAATAGATTAATTGATGAACTTTTTGTATTTATATATAACAACAATAAAGCTGAAGCGATGCAGGGATATAACGATGACTTAGTTATGAGTTTTGCTTTGACTCTTTGGGTAAGAGATACTGCATTAAGATTGAGAAATGAAGGAATAGAATTAACTAAAAGAACTTTAAGTGGTGCATCTTCACAGATGTTGCCAGTAAAACCATCTAATGAGAATAATTCTTGGGAAATGGAAATAGGACCCAATGGTGAAAAAGAATCATTAGATTGGCTAATTAACTAAGAGGTAAAACTATGGCAGAAAAAGACATATTTTCAAGACTAAAACGATTATTTTCTACTAATAATGTTGTTAGAAACATTGGCGGTAAAAAACTGAAAGTAGTCGATACAGGAAAATTACAAGGATATGTACAAACTAATTTAGTGGATAGATATCAAAAGTTATATTCTGGAGCTGCTCAATTACAACAATATGGTTATAATGATCAGTTATATCAACAGCAACTACGATTGGGCTTATTCAGAGATTATGAGTCTATGGATGCTGATTCAATTATTGCTTCTGCTTTAGATATCTATTCAGATGAATCGACAATGAAAAATGAGTATGGTGAGGTGTTAAGTATACAAACAGATAATGATAATATATATGATATTTTACATAATCTTTTTTATGATATTATTAATATAGAATTTAATTTGTGGCCGTGGGTTCGTAATATGAATAAATATGGTGATTTCTTTTTACAATTAGAAATTGCTGATAAGTATGGCATTGTAAATGTGACTCCTATGTCACCATATGATATTGCTAGACTTGAGGGACACGATGAAGAAAATCCACAATTAGTTCAATTTATGTTAACTCCACTTGGAGATTCAAACAGACATACTACTAAAGCCAAAGATACACAAACATATGAAAATTACGAAGTAGCACACTTCAGATTATTATCAGACTCAAACTATGTACCATATGGTCGCTCTATGTTGGAAGCTGGTAGAAAAGTATGGAAACAATTAACTCTAATGGAAGATGCTATGTTAATTCATAGAATTATGAGAGCACCTGAAAAGAGAGTGTTCAAATTAGACATTGGAAACATACCACCTGCTGAAGTTGATAACTATATGCAACAGGTTATTAATAAAATGAAAAAGGCTCCTGTTATAGATGAGAAAACAGGCGAATACAATTTAAGGTATAACATACAAAATCTCACAGAAGATTTCTTTTTACCAGTTAGAGGTGGTGATAGTGGAACACAAATAGAAAGTCTTAGTGGTTTAGATTATGATTCAGTTGATGATATTGAATATTTAAAAAATAGATTGTTGGCATCATTAAGAGTACCTAAAGCTTTCTTAGGATATGAGGAAGGATTGGGTTCTAAAGCTACATTAGCAGCTGAAGATGTAAGGTTTGCCAGAACAATCGAAAGAATACAGAGGATTGTAGTGAGTGAGTTAACAAAAATTGCTGTAGTTCATTTATATGCTCAAGGATATAGAGATCAAGAATTGGTTAATTTTGATTTGGCACTTACAAATCCATCTACAATCTATGAACAAGAAAAGATTGAGTTATGGAATAACAAAACTTCGTTGGCTGAGTCTATGGTTAGAGATGGTTTATTATCATCAGAGTGGATTTACAAAAATATATTTGGATTTACTGATGATCAAATAAAAGAAAACGATGACCAAATAATTTTTGATTACAAAAGCAAATTTAGACGTTCACAAATTGAAATGGAAGGAAATGATCCTGCTAAAACAGGACAGTCTCAAGGTACACCATCAGATATGGCTATGGGTAGAACAGGTCATGAGTTAAATGATGAGGGTGGTTCAGAAGAAGGTGGACAGCCAGGCGCAGGAAGGCCTGAAGAAGCTGATAAATATAGTAAAGATAGTGGTGCGAGGGGTAGAGATCCGTTAGGCGCACACGATAAAAAGGTGTCATATGGCTCAGTTGCTAAATCACACTATGAAACTTTATATAAACACTTAGGTAAGGGTGCTAAATCACTATTATCAGAGTCATCTGAGCTTGAACAAGAGTATAATAGTGAAGTATCTTCTCTTAATACTAACAAAAATTAAGTAATCATATATTTATATATGAAGAATTATATAAATGATTGGAGTTTAATATGAGTTCAAATACAAAACACTCTAAAATTCGTAATACAGGAATTTTATTTGAGTTGTTGACAAGACAAATTACGGTTGATGTACTGAATAATAATAAAAACGCTCGGGCTACTGAAATCCTAAAAGAATTTTTTAATAAAAATACACAATTAGGAAAAGAGTACGAATTATATAAAGTATTGACAACAGAAAATTATAAGTCTGAAAATAAAGCCAATCATTTAGTAGATGCAGTTTTAAATACTCGTAAAAAAATAAGTGAATCTTCTTTAAAAAGAGAAAAATATAATTTAATTAAAGAAATTAAGAAAAATTATAACGTAAATGATTTTTTTATGGCTAGAATTCCAAATTATAAAGTGAATGCTTCTATTTTCAAACTTTTTAATTCCAATCAAAATGAAAATCCAGCTCAAAAAACTGAAAATCGTTTTACAATCATAGAACATATCACAAGAAAAACAATTTCCAGTAAAAAGAAAGAAAAGGCTATTACTGAGGGTTATGAAAAGCAAGAAAAAGATTTAAGATTACTTGCATATACAATATTAGTCGAAAAATTCAATAAAAAGTATAGTTCTTTAAGTGAATCACAAAGAAAATTACTAAAAGAGTATATAAATAACATTTCTAACACAAATTCTTTAAAAGAATTCGTAGAATCTGAAACTGTAAAGGTAAAATCTAAACTCCAATCATTTTTACCTAAAGTTGATGATAAAGTTACGAAAATAAAGCTAAATGAAGCTATAAATCAAGCGGATACCCTTGTGAAAGGTAGAATCGTTGAGGACAAACAAGTAGTTACACTAATGAGGTATTATCAATTAGTTAAGGAGCTTAAAAATGTCAAAGATGGATAAACTTAAAGAGATTATTCGTGAATTAATCCGAAATGAGCTTGAAGAGGCTACAACTACTGGTGATATAGCTGGATACGATACTCCAAACGCTTTTACAGGTGGTTCTGGCAAAGGTAAGAAGAAAAAGAAAGAAATTTCTACTAATTCTACTGGATATAATGTAGTTAAGGAAGGAAAGTATCACGATTATAGAAATGATGAGTCAATGACTCCAAAACAAAAAATCGGCCGTTCAATGAGAGAGGTTCGTGATGGATTGAATAATTTAGAAAAATTAGTAAAGATGAATGTCCGTTTAAAAAATGAATTGAATGTCAATTCAGGGTCATATTGGAAGAATACACATAAGGCGTTACACAAAATAAGTGAGAGGTTAGTAAAACTAGCAAATAAAGTTGGTCAGTTACAGTAAGAGTGTAAAATGCCTTTTGAAGATAGAAAGAAATCCTATATGGATACTCTTTTTAGTATTTCAACTCTATTAAAAAGATGGCAGGTTGAAATACAGAAAAAAGAAGTAACGAAGAATTATATGTTAAGGAGACTTAACCAATGGATAGAACAATTGGAAAGTCTTAAACACGAAATTATGATGGAGAAAGACAAATGAAAATCTTAGGATCTTATAAAAAAATGATGAATGAACTTATTAATGATGCTAAAATTACTGCAAAGCGAGATAAAGTCTCAGACAGACCTGGAGAGAAAGAACCATATGAAACAGATGGTGGATCTTGGGCTGGAAAGCATAAAGGTGAAATCGATTACTTTGACTCAGAAGAGCAAGCTAAAGATTATATCCAACATGGTCATGCAGCGGACAATGAACCAGGTGGAGCAACACCAGATGAACCTGAACCAGGCAAACTAAGCGGTAAAGGAGATTTTGAAAGAGGTGGTGACGAGCCAGAAGCTGAACCACAGTCTGAACCAAAAGATGATAAACCAAAAGATTATACAGGTTCAATCGAAGATGATGAAGAAGCTGGACAATTAGCAAATAATCTTGCTCAAGGTTTCGATGCCGATAGTGCTCATCAAGAATTAACAGATATGGGGCATGGTGATTTAGCAGATGATTTAAAGTTTGCTGATAGTGATGAAGAAAAAGCTCGTATAATAGCAAAGGCAACAGGAAATGAATTTTATGAAGAAACAATCAATATTAACGGAAAACAATACAAGCCAATAAGAGAATCAAAGAAGCACATTTTAAAAGAAAATTACGAAAGATTTTTCGGAGAGAAGTAATGATAAAATTATCAGATATAACTAAATTGATTATAGAAGCTGACACATATAAAGCAAGGTCAAAAGAAACAGGTAGAGTCGTTGTATTCAAATCACAAGATTCATACGATGCTGCTGTAAAAGGTGGATCACATGAACCATTAGATAAACCAAGCAAAACAAAAGATAAGTCAAAAGGTAAATCTGTAGATGATTTCGGTAGAGATGGTGACGATCGTGAAGAAGATCCAAACTACTTATTTAAGCAAGATGACGATGATGAAGATGATGAAAGAGATAAAATAGAACAAGCCATCAGATCTGCTGAAGATGTATCCAAAAAATACGGAATAGATAGCGAAATAGCTGGAAACGAACAAGGTTTGAATCGTGTTAATATCGGAGCTGGTGGTGAGTATGAGGGAGACAATCAAATTACAGTAAACTACGATGATGGAAAGTATGGTGTTGGTGTACAGGGTGAGGATGCTATGCTAGGTCCAATTTCATATATGAGTTTTGATTCAAAGGAAGAACTGGAATCTGCGTTGGATAGAGTTTTGGGTAATGAAAAAATTAAAAATGCATTGAAAAAAGGCGAAAGTCTTGAAGGTATGAAAGACGAAATAGAATCTCTTATGAAAGGTGGTGATGATGGGGCTGATGATGTTGAACCCGTCAAATATACAGTTGGAAAGGGAATCCCCACATCATCTGATGTCAAAGTTGATCAGGAAACAAAAGATACAATCTTACAAGATTTAAATCCACCTCGTGATTCAGAAAGAGATGAAAATGGTCTACCTACAAATGAAGAAGATTGGGATAAGGAAATGGATGAAGTAGAGTCTATGTATTACAAGGCAAGAGATGCTTATGAAGCTGCAGAAAGAGATGCAGCATCTGCAGCTTTTAGTGATGATGAAGAAGAAGCAGAATATTTATCAGATAGAGCTCAAAAGGCATTAGAAGAATATGAAAAATATGAAAAGGTGCGTGATGCTTATGAAGCAAAAGGTCAGGAGTTAGGTGTATATGTCGAAACAATCACATTCAACGGAAAGCGATATAAACCAATAAGGGAATCAAAGAAAAAACCTAATCCTCGTATATTTAAAGAGAATTATGAGAAAATATTTAGGAGCTTAAAATGAAACAATTAATAGTAGATTATCTACCATTTGAAATACAGCCACATCAGATAAGTGAGGCTATAAAAGAAAATAATGGAAAGCTTGTTGTCAAAGGTGTTCTACAAAGAGCTGACACAAAAAACCAAAATGGTAGAGTGTATCCAAAAGATATATTAATGCGTGAGGCTAAAAAGTATTTTGAAAATTTTATTGGACAGAAAAGAGCTATGGGAGAACTTGACCATCCAGAATCTTCTGTTGTTAATTTGGCTAATGTATCTCATAACATTACAGAGATGAGTTGGAATGGTGATGATTTGGTTGGAACAGTTGAAGTTCTTGGAACGCCAGCTGGTAATATTTTAAAAGAGTTATTTAAAAGTGGTATTAAGTTAGGTATAAGTTCTCGTGGTATGGGTTCAGTTGAAACTATGATGGAAAGTGGTGCACAAGAAGTACAAGATGACTTTGAATTAATCGCTTTCGATTTCGTAAGTAATCCATCAACACATGGTGCTTTTATGTATCCAATGAATGAGAGTGTGGAAAATAATATAGTTCGTGATACCAAATATGGTAAAGTCGAAGCAGTTATCAACGATATACTGAGAGGATAATGCCAGCTAAAAAGAGAGATTATAAAGCTGAGTATAAGAAGTTTCAATCTTCTACGAAAGCTAAGAAATACAGAGCTGAATTAAATAAGTATAATCGTAAGAAAGGTACTTATGGAAATGGTGATGGTAAAGACGCATCACATAAAGGGGGAAAAATCGTGGGATTCGAGGCACAATCTAAAAATAGAGGAAGAGCTGAAAAAAGTCGGTTAAAGAAAGAAGCTAAACTCAATGAAAACCCTGCTGCTATTGCTGCCGCTCAAAGAGCAGTTATTCAAGCTAAAGCTGGTAAAACGGTTTCTGTAAATACTGCTCGTCAACCTTCTTATGCTAAAAAAGATCCTTCTGCTCATAATAAAGCTAAGGGTATCTGGCAAAGAATTAAAGATAAGTTTTCTAAAAAAGAAATGCTTGAAGCCACTTATGGTCAGATGTTGGCTAAAAAAGGTAAAAAACTTAATGTTATTTTTGTAAATGGTAAACCCAAAATTCAAATTGTTGATCTTGAACCAGTAGAGGAAAATACAGAAAAAGCTGTAAAGGATATGATAAGTAGAAAGGTTGTAAAAAAAGGTCAAAGTAATAAGGATAGGGTAAGGGCTATTGGTCAATGGCTTGATGACCATTCTCATGAAGTTTCTGCCAAATATAATGATGTCTGGATAAGAAGAATCAAAATGGGTAGAGGTGGTCAAGTACAAGATTGGTGGGGAGATACTATGACTATGATAAAAAATAGGTTAGGAGAATCCGTAAATGAAGCTGTATCACCAAAGGGTTGGAATATGTCTAAAAAGTATATTTCATTTATTGACAGAGAAGTAAAAAAACTAAAAAAATATCACATGCAACAAAATGAAGAAGATTTTCTTGAGGTTGCAAATTATATTGAATTACAATTAAAACAAATGAAAAAGGATTTAAATGAATCCGTAAACGAGCGCACAGATTCCCAAGCTAAGAAAAATCTTATGAGAGCTCTTAAAAATTCAAAGGTGGCAAATGTTTTTTCATATGACAATGACCAAATAGCAATAGAGATGACTAACGGAGATGATTACATAGTAGGTAATATACAGAGTTATAATCCTAATGAATCCATAAATGAAGCTAATATAAAAGATATAGAGAAAGTTCTTAAAACGAGATCTGCTAAAAAGATTGATGGTATGTATATGGATATGACAACTGCCAATGCTATTATGACAGTATGGAAAGCTCTTAATACAAGCAATAGAAAGAAATTTGAAAAATTACCATTAAAGAAAATGGTGGATGTAACTTGGAAATTGGTGAAATGATTAAATTAAAAGATTTACTAAAAGAAGAAAAAGAATCTATAAATGAAGAATTAAAAAGAGGATTTATGGTACATTCTGATCCTGATGCTACAGAAAGAGATTGGAAATTACAGTTTAAAGAATTATCTAAAGGACATCCACATCCAATTGACTATGGTCCAAGAGAGTCCGATATGTATGATTGGAATGATAGAAGCAATTATAAAGATGCAATAAAAGAATACAATAAGTATATGACTGGAGTTTCTATTAAATTAAACGCTGCTGTTAAAGATATGAACAACATTTGGAAAACTTGGACAAAGATACGAGATAAGTATCGTAAAAAGGATAGAGGTTAAAAAAAATTTAAAAATTAATAAAATAGATATTTATATCTAAGGAGAAAAATTATGTCTCGTATTAAACTAAAAGATTTACTAAAAGAAACTGTAACCGTTGGTGGTTTAGTTTCTCATAATCCATGGATGAAAGAACATGATGATAAGCCACAAATTAACATTAAAGAATTAGTTAGTTCAATAAATAATTATGGTTCTTTAGGTGAGCAAATTTATGGTAAAGGTAGTCTTAAAGAAGTAGCACAAACACTTTCTAAAATTGCTGAGGGTGCTGCACAACACAC